GCAGAAGTCTCCTCCGGCCAGCTGAGCGTAATGTCTGCCGTCAGCGAAATCGCGCTGTAACTGATCTCACTCGGGTAGATCGTCGCGCCGCCAAAAACATCCTGATAAATGGTCATGCTTCACTCCTCGCGGCGCTGCGGTCCATAATGCGCTTCATGTCCTCGCCCGTCAGCGCCTGCGCCGCACGATCATACATTGCCTGCCAAACCTGTATCCGCTCATCGCTCTTGAGGAATGGAGTAGCCTCCAACAGCGTGGCATAGAGAAGAAGATCCGGCGCATATTCGGTCAGCCAATTCGTCTGCAAGTCATCGCCAAGCAACGCAGGCTGCTCATAGTACATGACCTCCAAAACACCCACAGCACTCGGCGTGGGAGCAATCAGCCAATGCTGGAAATCGTAATCCGCATAGAATTGCGGGGCGCCAGTCGCAGCCTCATTCGGCCAATAACTACGCAGATACTCATATGACCGGGCAAAGATAGGCGAGCCATCCACCGTCATGCTGATGGTATCGCGCCACCTGTCTGGCTTGGGATAAACCGCCACCCCAATCTGCAGATTGGTCTGCACCGGGCGGATGAAGCCCTGGATCTTCAACTCACGCGCAATTCGGCGCTGCGCCAGCGTGATCAACCGCGGCAGCTGCTCATAAACGATCTGATCGCTCTCAGCCGTGAAGCCGCGCTCAAGATAGCGCCGAACATCCACTAGCAGGCTATCGTAGGTCATAGTGTACGACATGCGCGCTCCGGAAGTTTTTCCGCCGCTGGTTCAGCCTGCGCCGGGTTAAATATACCTCTTGCCAATCAAAAAAATCAAGCCATTTCAAGCATTGGCCATTTTCAACGCCTCGGCCTCAACCTCGTCCACCCGGCGCAGCCAGCCCTTCCCAAACGTGGCAAAGGTCGGCAGGGACCGATAGAACTCCCGCCGGGCATTGGAAAAGCCCACAATCGTGTCAGCAGCAGGCTTGCTGGCCACCGCCGCCAAAGTCATGGGGCCAATGCCGCCATCCGGCGTAACCCCCACCACCTGCTGCAAAAGCTTGGCCGCCCGGCCTGGGCCGCCATTCACCGCCATGTCAAACACGACAAGATCAACACCAGCCGGCATCGCATCACAAGAAGCCTTGTCCCAATAGCCCTTCTTGTAGATTTCATGGAGATGCTCGTCCTTAATCGCCCGCAATTCATCCTTAGACGCCGGGCGGCCCAAATGCTTGCTGAAGGTGGCCAGCGTCACGCCCTTCATGGTGGCGCCGCCAGGATCAGCCGGATGGTCAGCCCAACCACCCTCATGATGCAGCACCATCTTTAGGGCCTGGGGGAACATATCCTTCATTTGTGGGCCATCCTGTTCAAAGCCTCGGTCTTTTCCTTGCTACCGGCGCTGCTGCCAAAGTAGTAGGCCATGACACCACCAAAGGCTGTGCCCAGCGTCCCCAGCATCACCAGCATGGCTTCAGACCCGCCCGTGGTCGGCAGGCCATGCGTCAGCATGTAGAACAGCACCCCGAAATACCCGACAGTAATGCCGCCGGCCAGGATCTTGGGGGTCCAGTCTTTGGTCTTGATTTCCCGATTGCGGGCGCTGTCGCGGTCCTCGCTGGCAATCCGCTCCAGATCAATGTCCAACTCACGCATCTGAATGGCGAAGTCGTTCTCCGCCTTCTTCAGCGCCAGCAACTGCTCCGGCGTGGCCTTGGCAGCAGCCTGAAGCAACTCCTCTTCAGACCCGTCTGGCTTGCCTAAGAGGGCCTCAGAGATGGCCTTGGTTGCCATGCCAGCCAAGGGGCCGCCTACCGCGCTGGCGATGCTCGGCGCCACCGTGCGGACCAAATTGAGAAGCTGCTCCATCCTATTTCTCCAGCGTGAAGGTGAGGTTCTGGTGCCGCGGATAGGTCACCGTCCGCTCACCCTCTGGGCATTTGTATTTGATGGTCGCCAACAGCGTTGCCCGGCCAGGATTGATAGTCTCCTTATCGGCAATCGTCAGAAGATAGGTAAACGTGTCCACCTCCGGACCAGCCGGGCCGGTAAACCGGGTCATGCTCGGCGTGGCTTGATGGATAACCCCACCGCCGTCCCTGACCGTCACCTCAAAGCCCTCAACCGAACAATCGTCGCGCTTCTTGATCCTGGCCACCGTTACCGTAACAGGCTGGCCAATCTTGGCCGGCTCAATCCTGAAATGCTCCGGCGCCCAAGCAATGATCTCATTCTTGAACCAGCCAAACTTCTCGCCGGCCGTGTAGCCGCCGACAGCCAGCGCAAAGCTGGCCGTGGCAAACTGAACAATGGGCGTGAGCTTGGGCAGTTCCATCAGCCAGCCGCGTCAAGCGCCACTTTACGGTCCCAAACCCACTGCGCGGCAGCCGCCGGATCAAACGGCACAGTAGCAGCCGGATCGCCCGGATTGGCCGGATCAGGCACGGACCAATCCGCCCCCACCGCCGTCAGATAGGCTTCCAAGTCAACCTGGGTGGGGATCACCTCGGCATCGCCCGTATCGTCGTTCTCGGACAGGCCGATCATCACCATATCACGAGGGCTAGGAGTAGCAGGATCACCCACCACAAACACACCGCCAACACCTTCAGGATGGAGGCAAAGGAACGTAGGGACTGTGCCATCAGCCGCCAGCCGATACTTAATGCAGTGATGAGCCATCTTCTAACCCTCCGGTCTGGGCATACTGCCCGCTGAAAAGATACGCGCCGAAATGCCCCAACTCGCACCAGGGGGCGACCCAAACCGTGCCGCCCTTCTCGCGATACATGTGGCAGAAATTATAGTCCTCAGACAGCAGTTCATTATCCACATTCTGAACTTTGAAGAAGTCATAAACCTTGTCTTCAGGGTGAATGCTTGAACCGCCATTCTTGTACCAGCCGACATGGTCTTTTAGATCTTCAAACACATCCCGGCGGATCAGCATAAAGCCGGTGCCGACATGCTTGACCTGAAACGGCATATCCGCCGTGACCATCTCGTGGCCGGGCAGCTTGTTGATATTGAAGATGCCCGTCAGCTTGCTGAGATCCGGGTGGTTGAGAATGGCACCCATCTTCACCCGGCTCCAGTTGATCCCCTTCATGGGGACAGCGCCACCAATGATCCCCTTATCGGCCTTAATCATCTTGGCGATGTCATTGGGGACAAACTTCTGGTCAGCATCAATGAACATCAGATGCGTGGCATCTTCCATCTGCAAGAAATGATGGGCGATGGTATTGCGGCCGCGCTGGATTAGGCTTTCATTGCCGAGGAAAACGCACGTCAGCTTGATGCCGTGCGTCATACAGGCTTCCTTCAAAGCCAACACAGACTGCGCGTATTCGGTACACATCATGCCGCCATAGCAGGGGGTGCCGATAACGAGGTGCATTACTCGGCAGCCTCTTGCGTGATCTGCGGCACATTGGTCAGGCTGGTGTGGTCAAACACGCTAAAGCCGCGCCGGGCAGCAAACTTGGCCGGATCTTCAGCCCACTTGTCCGCGCAAGCCTCCAGCCACCGCATGGTCATTTCATGCGTGGGGGCCTTGCCTTCGCTGATCAGCTGGTTCTCCATGCTGAGATAGGCAAACATCTCAGCCTGCGCCTGGGCGGCGTTGATGCCCAAGTCAAACAGGTAAATTAGGTTGCCCTCGTCAATCATGCCATTACGGCTACGGGCGGCACTGAGAGCCTGCTTCATGCAAGTCATGATGTGGTAGCGGGCCTCTTCGCGCTCGTAATCTTCCTCGGTAATCTCTTCTTTGCCGACCTTCTCAAGCAGTTGCTTGTGCTGGTTGACGAAGAAATTCATCTTCCGAATGGCGCCGTTGACGTGGTTCTGGGTGCCCTCAATGTGGCTGTTGATTTCCAGGATCTCGATTTCAAGCAGCTCACGGTCCAGCGGATCTTCCGTCTGGGCCAGATCACGCTCTTTCTTCTTCAACTCATTCTGCTTCTTGCGGAGGCCGATATAGGCTTCCTGCAAGGCAGACCGGGTGCGGTCAATCTCGGCCAGCGTGTGCTTGATTGACCGGATGGGTGTGATGGCGGTGACATCCAGCGTCACGCTCATGAATTGGCTGTGCGACTTGTGAAAGTTGCTGGTGTCGCGCACGACAGCAGGCATACGATCCTGAATGTTTTTCAACATCAGATTGTATTCCGGCTTCTTTACAGCCAGCGCAGTGTTGATGTTGCCGATAATCAGATCGTTAGACAAAAGGTTTCTCCTGTTTTGGGTGCTTACTGAACACCACCGTTAGAGCTTGAGCAAGCGGCTAAATCACTCAACTCAGAAAGCAAATCTCCAAAATCTGCCGCATTCCCCGCCGAGCTTATTGTAATATAATTAATCACATTTAACCTAACAGTGCCGCTGCCGCCCCCAAAAATCCCGCGACTATTTGAGGAGCATGCAGCAAAAACATTTACTGCAGTTGGTAAATCCCCAAAATCTGTTGCATTACCAAGCGTTGCGATTGTGATGTAATCAATGACATTCACTTTGGTGGGGTTAGTATCACCGCCAGCGAAAACACCCCTGATGCTAGATGAACAAGCAGTAAGATTTTCTCTTGCTACAGTTAAATCGCCAAAATCTATAGAATTACCAACTGATGCTATAGTGATATATTGCAATACATTCGTAGGGCCAGTAGAAATAAACCCGCCCCCAATAACGCCGCGCGTTGAAGATGAACATGCAGACAGCGTGTCATTGTTAGCCAGAAGATCCCCAAAATCTATTGCATTCCCTACTGACGCAATTGTTATGTAATCAATCACATTATAGCGAGTGGCGCCATCACCTAAGCCGCCCCCCGCAAAAATACCACGCGTTGTTGATGAGCAAGACGCAAGATCTTCTCTGACTGCGGTTAAATCTCCAAAATCTGTTGCATTTCCAAGAGAAGCAATAGTTACATAATCAATGATATTTGAGCGGGCTGCCCCTGTAAATCCGCCCGCAAAAATACCACGAGTGGTTGAAGCGCAAGCCGTAAGGCCAGATCTTCCTGCGGTTAAATCCCCAAAATCTATAGAGTTACCAAGAGTTCCGATTGTGATGTATTGTATGACATTTGTCCTTGAAACCGAATTGCTATTGCCACCGCCAAAAAGACCACGATCAAGATTTCCAGCTATTGGCCACAGGTTTTGCTTCAGCCAATACGTCATCTGGTCCAGCGTCCACACCCCAGGCGCTGTGCCGTTTTGATACGGGCCAGTCGGGGTGACGGGGGTCTTGCGGATAACACCGCCGGGCCATTCGCGAGACATAGTTACAGACCTCCGTGGGCGTTTGAGCAGGCGGCAAGACCGTTACCAGAGACAGAAAGAGTGCCAAACGTTGTGGAATTGCCAAGCGAAGCTATGGTTATGTATGTTGTTCCTCCTGCCGTTCCACCTGTACTAGAGAAAACCGCCCTAGTTAAATTAGCGCATCCCCCAACATAAAATCTTGTTGAAGACAAATCACCAAAATCTGTGGCGTTCCCCGTTGAAGCGATAGTAATGTAATCAATAATGTTCAAAGCGCCTATTGCCCAATCATAACCACCGGCAAAAACACCTCTGGTGCTATTGGATGCTCCGGCCAAATAAGCTCTAGCAGCTGATAAACTTCCGAAAGAAAGCGCGTTGCCGGTTGTAGCTATAGTAATATAATCAATCGTTGTTTGAATTGATGTTCCTGTTGTAACACCGCCACCGAATACACCTCGCGTGGTTGATGAAAGCCCCCCTAATCCGTTTCTGGCTTGAGATAATGCACCAAATGTTGTGGCATTTCCGGTTGTTGCAATAGTAATATAATCAATACGATCTTGTGAACTACTTGTGGTTTGACCACCGCTAAATATGCCCCGAGTTGCAGAGGAGCACCCAGTTAAGTCATACCTAGCTATTGTTAAATCTCCAAAATCTGAAGAATTTCCAGTTGTTGAGAAAACAACATATTCAATAATATTGGATTGGGTTGAAGTAACTTCCCCTCCGCCGAAAACAGCACGCTGAGAAGATGCACATGCGGCCCTTCCATTTTGTGAGCCAGATATGGACAAACTTCCAAAGTTTGCAGCATTTCCAGTTGTTGCAATATCAATATAACTCATACTGCCATACCCACCAAATATCCCCCTATCACCAATAGGCCACAACCCCTGCCCCACCGCTTGAAACTGCGCCACGAGGTTCCAGACACCGGAATAAGATGGCATTACGAAAGTCCTCCGTGGGCGTTTGAGCAGGCGGCTAAATACATTATTGATGAAATCAAATCACCAAAATCTGTGGCATTACCTGCTGACGAAATTGTCACATAATCAATAACATTTATTACAACATTACCGGAATCAGCTCCGCCACCAAAAACTCCTCTCGTTGGAGAAGAGCAACCAGCAAGGCCAAATCTTGCGATGGTTAAATCACCAAAATCTGTAGCGTTACCAGTTGATGCGATAGTAATGTAGTCAATAACATTGGACGCAGCCCCGCCACCGCCCGCAAATAGCCCCCGAGTTGAAGATGAACAAGAAGCTATTTGATTTCTCCCGACTGTTAAATCACCGAAATCTGTCGCGTTTCCTGTGGTCGCTATCGTAATATAAGAAATGGTATTTTCATTCGCAACTGAAGCAGTTTGCCCTCCACCAAAAATACCCCGCGTTGATGAGGAGCATCCTGCCACACCATAAACAGCTATAGTTAAATCACCAAAATCTAAAGCGTTGCCAGTTGTTGCTATAGTAACATACTGCAAAACATTTATGGTGTCGCCGCCACCAAAAACCCCTCGCGTTGCAGAAGAACATGCGCCCAAAAAGTAAGTGTTAACATTTAAATTACCAAATGAAGTTGAATTTCCTGTGGTCGCAATCGTTACATAATCAATTGAGGCTATATTTCCTAATCCTCCCCCAACAATACCCCTTGTTGAACTAGCACAAGAAGCCAAATAAGTTTTAGCTGTGGATAAATCTCCAAAATCTGTAGTATTACCTACAGTAGAAATAGAAATATACTGTATTACATTTATGCGGCCAGTAGAAAGAAATGTTTGCCCTCCACTAAAAATTCCCCGTTGCAAAGCAGGCGTCACACTCCCACTAGCCGCGCTCCAAGCGCCGGGCCCATAACTGTTCAATGCCCAAACATTAAATGTGTAGGCTGTACCATTAGAGAGGCCAGTTACTGTAATTGGCGATGAAGCGCCAGATTGATTTTTTACATAAGTGCTGCCGGTATATGTAACTACTTGATATTCAGATATTGCCGATCCGCCGACATTCGCGGGCGCCGTAAACGACACAGTAGCTTGGGTATCGCCAGCCGTCGCCGTAACCCCCGTAGGAGCGTCAGGGTTCTTCAGCGGATCATAATTGGCTGAGATAAACCCAGCAGGCGGGCGCAGCGGCATTATCCGCTCCTATCAGGCGTTGATTTCTTCCCACGAGCAAGTCACCACAAGATCGCTTGCAGTGCCAGCCGTAGCGCCAATCGACTCATTCTCCAGCAGATACAGCGCCGTTGTCTTGTCCAAGATGATCAGTGTGGCATCAGCAGGCACAGAAATCGTGGAAGCAATCGGGAAGGCAGTGCCACCCAAAGCCGCCGCGCTGTACTTGTTGATGGTGATGTCAGCGGCATTCGTGCCGTCAACATTCGCCACCATGATCATATTGATCTTGTAGACCTTGCCGCTAGAAGCCGCATTGCTGACGATAGACGTCGCGCTGGTCGTGGTGAGAGAAACGCTAGAGTTGTTGCCGTAAATGGCAGCAACATTGACAATATTCGGGTTTGCCACCGTCTTGCTCCTTACAAGCCAAAGATCATTGCAAAGGCGATGCTCTGGCCTTTACTGACGCCAGCAGCAGGCGTTGTGAAAGTCAGAACACCAGCGCCGTTAGTCGTCACAACCTGACCATTCGTGCCATCTGCAGTCGGATACTTCAGCCCGGCAGGATTGTTCATCAGCCGCGTGACCGTGCCAGATGCGTTCTCCGCATAAAGCGCCATGTCAGTATCGGCAATGTTGATCGCAAGCTCACCAGGGCTGAGATTGGCCGCAGACGGCACAGCAGCCCCTGTCGTGGTGCGATACAGCTGAATAGGCGTGTAGCCTGTCTGAGCCATTAGAAAGTACCCCCATCAATGCCGCCCCAGGCCGGGGCAGACGTGCCGGCAGACAATAATACCTGACCAGCTGTTCCATTCGCAATAAACGAAGTAGCCCCCGCCCCCGTTTGATACGGGATCTGGCTGGCAATGCCACCGGCAAGATTGGTCGCAGTGCCGACAGACAAAGCCGATTGCGCCGACCATGTTGGGCTGCCAGCACCGCCAGAAAGCAGCACCTCATTTGAGCTGCCAGCAAGGCTGAACGCATAAGCGGTCCCAGTGCCATAACTCACCGCACCAGCCGTAGGCGTTGCCGTGGCATTGGTGCCGCCATTGGCTATAGGCAGCGTGTTGGACACGGCCGCAGTAAGATCAACCTTGCCCCAAGCCGGTGCAACGCCAACACCACCAGACAGCAGCACATTGCCCGTAGCAACGTCAGGAAGCGCCGCCAGGGTGGTGGTGCCGCTGGCGTAGATGATATCGCCAATCGTGTATGAGGTCAGCCCCGTGCCGCCGTAAGCGGCGCCAATGGCCGTTGCATTCCACGTCCCGGCCGTCAGCGTGCCAACACCAGTAATACCCGTGTAGGATCCGGAAAGCCGCCCGCTATCAATCGTGCCAGAAGTGATCTGGCTGCCGGCAATCGCGATGGAAACGTCAGCCGCAGCAGTAAGCTGCCCCTGGGCATTGACCGTAAACGTACCAACAGCAGACGCAGACCCATAAGAAGCAGCAGCCACCGCCGTG